AAGGCCACCGGGCTTTGGCTGGATCGCCTCCCACGCATCCGGCCCACGGCATTTGCGAAGCCTCGCGCGCATCCGGCCCACGGCACCGATCTCCTTGGTGATCCGATTGTGGGGCGCTGGAGCAATCAAACCGACGCCGGGCAAAACAACCTTTCACCGGGCGAGGGTCGGTGGCTTGAGCGCAGCGCCACCTATCCGGGCATAGCGGCCGCGATGGGATCGCAATGGGGAGCCTATCTCACTCGCGCTTGCTGATCAGCGCCATTTGCCGCTATATCGCCTCACGGTTTTCTAGTGTGAGGCGGGCGAATGAACGGCACCAAATTCCAGCTCAAGAGCGATCCGGCGGTGGACACCAAGGCCGGAGCGGTGCCGCTTGATCTCAAGGCGGTGGCGGAGGATGGCGAATTTGAGGGCTATCTCTCCACCTTTGGCAACGTGGATCGCGGCATGGATATGGTGATGCCCGGCGCGTTCCGCCGCACGCTCAAGGAGCGCAAGCTCTCCTCCATCAAGCTCCTCCGCGATCATGACACCCGCAAGGTGATCGGCAAGTGGCTCTCCATGGATGAGGATGATCGCGGCCTCAAGGTGCGCGGCAAGCTCTTTGCGGGCACCGTCCAGCTCGCCACCGAAACCCTCGCCCTCATGCGCGAGGGCGCGCTTGATGCCATGAGCATCGGCTATCGCACGATCAAAGCCCAATGGGATGAGGAGCAAGGGGTGCGAAAGCTCCTTGACCTTGATCTTTGGGAGGGCTCTATCGTCACCTTTCCGATGAATGAGATGGCCACCGTTGATGCGGTGAAAAACGATCTCACCATCACCGATGTTGAGCGCATACTCCGTGAGGGAGGTGCGCCCGGCGCGTTCGCAAAGCTGGTGGCAATCCACGGCTTTGAGGGCGCAACAAAGCGGCTTGGATCACGACGGGAGGGCGGTGAAAGCGGCAAATCCATTGCGGAGATGATCCGCGAAACCTCTGCCAACATGAAGGGAATGGCAAAATGAGCAAGCACACGATTGACGCCCTCCGCCGCGACGGGATCACCGGCCCGATGCTGGAGCGCAAGGGTGCCACCGGCGGCAACGGCGACGGCACCACCGAAATCAAGGCCGCCCTGGATGATCTCCAGCGCACGGCCAAGGAGCACCGCGAGGCGGTGGATGCGGAGCTCAAGGCTCTCAAGGAGAAGGGCGCGGCCGATCCGGTGCTCACGGAGCGCGTGGGCAAGCTGGATAGCGCGCTCACCGATATGGGCAAGAAGCTGGATGCGCTCCGGCTCAAGGATCGCCGCCCGGAAACCACCGGCGCGGATGGCGTCAAGCGCGAGATGACGGAGGCGGAGCTCAAGCACCGCGAGGCCGCTCTCAAGTTCATCCGCAAGGGCGATGCCTCCGGCTATCAGGTGGATGAGCTCAAGGCTCTTTCGGCTGGCACCGATCCCGATGGCGGCTACATGATCACGCCGGATATGGATCGCAATATCTCGCGCGTGGTGAGCGAGGTGAGCCCGATCCGCGCCATCGCCAATGTCGTCACCACCTCCAGCTCCGCTTTCAAGCGCCTCATCAACGTGGGCGGCACCGGCTCCGGGTGGGTGGGCGAAACGGAGGCGCGGCCGCAGACCGACACCGCGAGCCTCCGTGAGCGCACCTATCCGGTGATGGAGCTCTATGCGATGCCCGCCGCCACGCAAACGCTGCTGGATGATGCGGCCTTTGACGTGGAAGCCTGGCTCGCGGATGAAGTGCAAATCGAGTTCGCGGAGCAAGAGGGCGCGGCCTTCGTCATGGGCGATGGCGTTGCCAAGCCTCGCGGCTTCATCGGCGGCTATACGCCGGTGATCAATTCCGGTTTCACGGAGGCCGGTGGTGCGCCGGGCTATGTGAAAACCGGGGCGGCGGCCGATTTCCTTTCGGTTGCCGATGGCGATGAGGAAAACAACCTCATCGACCTGATCACCGCGCTCAAGACGGCCTATCGTTCCAATGCGCGTTTCGTCATGAACCGCTCCACGGTGGGCAAGGTGCGGAAATTCCGCGATGCGGACGGCCGGGCCTTTTGGCAGCAATCGACGGTGGCGGGCCAGCCCTCCACCCTCCTTGGCTATCCGGTGGTGGAGGCGGAGGATATGCCCGATGTGGCCGCCAACGCCTTCCCGGTGGCGTTCGGGGATTTCAATCGCGGCTATCAGATCGTGGATCGCTTCGGCACCCGCATCCTCCGCGATCCCTACACCGCCAAGCCGTTCGTGCTTTTCTACACCACCAAGCGCGTGGGCGGCGGCATCCGGATGGCGGAGGCGATCAAGCTCCTCAAGATGGAAGCCTAAGCGGTTTCGGGGGAGGGGCATCCGCTCCTCCCCTTTCCTCAATTCTGGCCACGAAAGGGCAAGACTATGATGTTTGATCTCATGAACCGGCTCGCCATCAAGCGCGCGATTTCCCCGGTTTCGATTGCCGACAACACGGCGGCGGTTTCGCAAATTCTGGATATGCAAGGCCAGATGGCCGCGTGCCTGGTGATCGCCACCGGCTCCATCGCGGATGCGGATGCCACCTTCACCGTGCTGCTGGAGGAAAGCGATGCCTCCAACATGGCCGGTGCAACGGCGGTGGCGGATGCCGATCTCATCGGCACGGAGGCCCTCGCGGGCTTCCAGTTCGATGACGATAACGAGTGCCGCAAGCTCGGTTACAAGGGCTCCTCGCGCTACATCCGCGCGACGATCACGCCCGCGAACAACGCGAGCGCCGCGCTCCTTTCGGCGGTGTGGCTCACCACTCCGCAGGATCAGCCGGCCGCCAACCCTCCGGCGTAACGTGATCGGGGCGGCTCGCTCCTCCCGCGTTGCCCGGCCTGGGTAAAGGGAAGGTGGGCTCGCCCTGATTGCCACGGCTCTAATTCGGGGAGCCGCTCCGTTGGGCATGGAAACCGAAAAGGGCGAGAGACGGCAGGGGCCGGGGGGAAACCTCCGGCCCTTTTCTTTGCCCGGTTTCCGGCTTTGGGATATGAACGCGCGAGCAAGGAGGCGCGAGCATGGGCGATGTGTTGATTTCAGGACCGGCGGAGGAGCCGGTGGGCGTGGCGGAATTTCGCTCCTATCTCCGCGATCCGGCCGATGCCGATAGCGTGCTCACCCGGCTGATCAAGGCCGCGCGCGAGTATGTGGAGGAGGCCACCGGCCTCATCATGGTGAGCCAAGTGCGCGAGCTCACGCTTGATGCTTGGCCGGGCGGAGGCGATGGCCTTGGCTGGTGGGATGGCGTGCAAGAAGGCGCGCTCATCGGCCGCGCGCCTCGCTATGTGGAGCTCCCTCGCGGCCCGCTGATCTCCATCACCTCCGTGAAAACCTATGACACCGGCAACAATGCCACCACGTGGGAGGCCGGGAATTACTTTGCGGACACCGGCACCCGGCCGGGCCGCCTCGCCCTCCTTGATGGCGCGGTGTGGCCGGTGCCCACCCGCGCGGCCTCCGGCATCGTGATCCGCTACGTGGCCGGGCACGCCAACGCGGCCGCCGTGCCCAATGCCCTTTGCATGGCGATCCTCCAGATTGCCGCGCACTGGTATGAAAACCGCGAGCTCGCGAGCCTGGATGCCGTCAATAAGGTGCCCATGCAAGCCGGGCGCATCCTCTCCAAGTTCCGGGTGGCCAAGCTATGAGCGCGCGCCGGAACCTTGGCCGGATGCGCCACCGGCTCACGATCATGGGCGTGGTGCGCGTGCCGGATGATGGCGGCGGCTATGAGCGCGCGGATGCGGTGATCGGCACGGTGTGGGGCCGGATTGCGACGGTGGGCGCGCTGGAGGCCAACACCTATTCGCAGCTCCAAGAGCGAGTGACCCACAAGGCGCTCATCCGGCACCGCGATGATGTGGATCAAGGCTCCACGATCTATTGGCTCAACGCCGGTGCGGCGGAGCCGGAGGTGGCCAGCACGGCCGCGCCCGATGGCCTCGCCCTCTATGTGATCACGGCCGTGGATGCCGATCCGGATGGGCGGCCGGGCGAGTTCATGGAGCTCACCCTCCGGCAAGGTGGCAACCTATGAGAAATCCCATCACCGTTCGCGTGCGCCGCGAGGAGATTGATGGCGGCTTTGCGGCCGTTGAGCCCAAGGTGCGCGCCGGTGCGATTGATGGGCTCAACGCGGTGGGCCTGGCCATGCTCAACGCGGCCAAGCGCCGCATCCAGAAAGGCCCGGCGAGCGGCCGCGTCTATCAGAAATATGGGCCGCGCCGCACTCACCAAGCATCGGCTCCCGGCGAGGCTCCGGCAACCGACACCGGCGGCCTTGTCAATTCCGGTTTCCATGAGCTGGATGAGCCCGCCTTGGAGGTGAGCATCGGCTTTGCAAAGTTCTATGCGGCCATGCTGGAGTATGGCACCCGGTTGATGGCAAAGCGGCCTTTCCTCCTCCCCACGGTTGAGGAGTGGCGGAGCAAGATCGCGCGGGTGATCAAGGCCGCAATCCAAGCGAGGTTGAGTAAATGAGCGATCCGGGATTTGAGCTTCAAAAGGCGATGCGCGCCGCGATCCTCTCCGATGCCACGCTCAAGGCATTGATGGGCGATCCGGTGGCGCTCTATGACCTTGTGCCGGAAAACGCGCCCATGCCCTACATCGCCCACGATGAGCCTGGCACGGCGGAGTGGGATGTGACGCCCACGGAAACCGATGATGGCTTTGGCCATGAGCACACCCTCATGCTCCACGTTTGGAGCGCCTATGAGGGCAAGAAAGAGGTGGGCGCGATCCTCTATCGGCTGGAGCAGATTTTCCGCGATTGGAGCGTTTCATTGACCGGGCATCGGCTTGTGAATATACGCTACCAATTCAGCGACAGGCTACGCGATCCCGATGGCCAAGCCTTTCACGGTGTGATCCAGTTTCGGGCGGTGACGGAGGAAATTTGAGATGGCGGCGCAAAAGGGCAAGGCAATCCTCATCAAGGTGGACACCAATGGTGTGGGCACCTTTGGCACCATCGGCGGGATGCGGAGCAAGAGCATCTCGCTCAACAAGGAAACGGTGGACGTTACCGATAGCGATAGCGTGGATCAGTGGCGCGAGCTCCTCTCCGGCGCTGGCGTGAAATCTTGCTCCATCTCCGGCTCCGGCGTTTTCAAAGACAGCACCAATGAGGCGCTGATCAAGACCAATTTCATGACCGATGTGATCGCGGATTATCAATTCGTGATCCCGGATTTCGGCACCTTTGAAGGGCTTTTCGACATCACCTCGCTGGAATATTCCGGCGAGTATAATGGCGAGGCTCAATTCTCCATGAGCTTTGAGAGCGCCGGGGTGCTCACCTTCACCGCCGCCTAACCGGGAGCACGTCAATGGCCGATCTCACCATCACCGCCGGGCAAACCGGCTATCTCGACACCGCCGATGGCAAGTGGAAGCTCGCGGACAACAACAGCGCCACGGCGGCCGTTCGCACGCCCGGCGGCATCGCCCTCAACGGTGCCTCCAATGGCCAGCCTCTCGCGGTGCTCACGCAAGGGCCTATCACCATCGGCGCGGCTCTCACCGCCGGTGTGGCCTATTACCTCTCCGATACGCCGGGCGGCATTTGCCCGGTGGCCGATCTTGGTGCGGGCGAATATCCCACCGTGATCGGGATCGCCTCCAGCACCACCGTGCTCAAGGTGTCGATCAACTCGGCTGGCGTGGCGCTCTAGCCGCTCACGCCATCAAGAGCTATGGAAGGGGCGCGGGGCAATTGGGCCTCGCGCCCTTTTCTTTTGTGGAGCTCTGACAATGGCAAATCGTGCACGCGGCGAAACCGTGATCAATGTCCCCGATGTGGGCGAGGTGACACTCTGCCTCACCATGGCCGGAATGGCGGCGCTGGAGGATGCCTTCTCCGTGGAGAACCTCCAAGAGGCGGTGATGAAGGTGGGCGAAAACCCCTCCTCCAAAAACATGGCCACGGTTATCCATGCCCTCATGATGGGCGGCGGGCAGGATGGCCAATATGGCGTGGAGGAAATCCGCCGGTGGAAGGTGACGCCCGGCGCGATCCGCGAGGCCATGGCGGCCATGAACGCCACCAATGAGGATGGGGAGGGAAACGCATCCGCCGGAAACCGCGCGGAGCGGCGAGCGGCGGCCAAGAAGGCATAGACCCTCCCACGCCCTGGCGGAGGTGGATGGAGCTAGCGCTCGGCCACCTCCGGATGGCTCCCGCCACCTTTTGGCGATATAGCGTCAAGGAGTGGCTCGCGGCCGTTGATGGATACATGGAGAGCATCGGTGCCGATGAGACGGCGGAGCCCTTCACCAAAGACGATCTCGCGGCCTTGATGGAGGAGCATCCAGACCAATGATCGGCACCCTACTTGAAAAGCTCTTTGTGTCGGTGGGTGTGGACCTCTCCGGCTTTGGTTCGGAGCTGGATCGCGCCACGCAAGAGGTGGACAGCACCGCCAATGATATGAAGCGTTCCTTTGCGGACGTGGGGCGGAGCTGGCAGCAAACCGGCACAAACATGATGAAGGCCGGGGCGGTGATGACGGGTGCCGTCACCGCTCCGCTTGTGCTTTTCGGGCGGCACGCGGCCCAAGCGGCCATTGATGCGGAGGAGATGCAATCCGCGTTCAACGTGGTGTTTGGCACCATGGCCGCCGATATGAATAAATGGAGCGAGGAAACCGGCAACGCCATGGGCCGCTCCACCCAAGAGATGCAGCGCGGCGCGCTCGCGTTTCAGGAGCTCTTTGGCAAGGCCCTTGATCCGGCCCAAGCGGCGGAGATGAGCAAGCAATTTGCGGTGCTCACCCAAGATCTCGCGAGCTTCAAAAATCTTTCCAATGAGGTGGCTCAACAAAAGCTCTTTTCCGGCCTCACCGGCGAGGCGGAGCCGCTCCGCGCCGTGGGCGTTTTCCTCAATGATGCGGCGGTGGAAGCCAAGCTCCTTGAGATGGGCATCCAGAAGGTAAACGGCCAATTCACGGATCAGCAAAAAATCCTTGGCCGTGCCGAGCTGATCCGGGAGCAACTCGCTCAAGCGGATGGCGACGTGATGCGGACGGCCGACAGCACGGCCAACCGCATCCGGGCGAGCCAATCGGCCTATGAGGAGCTCTCCATCACGGTGGGCACCATGCTCATCCCGGCGCTCACGCCCTTGATCGGGATGGTGAGCGATCTCCTCACCGGCTTCAATGAGCTTGATCCGGGGGTGCAATCTTTCATCGTGGGCGGTGCGGCCATTGCCGCCATGATTGGGCCGCTCCTTGTGGGCCTGGGGGCACTTGTCTCCATGGCTGGCACCCTCCTCCCGCTCCTTGGCTCCGCCGGTGCCGCCGGGGCTTTTGCTGGCCTTGGTGCGGCGATCCTACCCGTCACCGCCGTTGTGGCCGCGCTGGTGGCGGCCTGGATGCTCTTTGGCGACAAGATCGGCCCGGTGCTCTCCGATCTCTGGAGCAAGGTGCAAGAGGTGCTTGGGCCTAAGCTCATGGCCTTGGTGGAGACGGTGAAAACCGGCCTCACCGCCTTGTGGCAAGGGCCTTTCGGAGACGCTCTCCGGATGGTGATCACGATCCTTGGCGAGTTCGGCGCGGCTTACACCTCCGTGATGGGCGAGGCGCTGATCCGGATCATCTCGGCGGCCGTGGATTTGATCTCCGGTGCCTTCACCACGATTGTGAATGTGATCAAGCTGGTGGTGGCCGTGCTCACCGGCGATTGGGCTGGAGCATGGGAGGCTACCAAGGCGCTGGTTTCCGGCGTCGTCACCACGATCCTCAACGTGATCAACAGCCTCGCGCCGGGAGCCACGGCCGCGATGCGCGCGCTCTATGAGGGCGTGAAAACGTGGATTTGGGATCGGCTCAACGTGATTTGGGAAGGCGTCAAAACCAAGATCGAAACCGTGAAAGGCTGGTTTTTCGGCCTCTATGATGCGGTGGTGGGGCACTCCTACATCCCGGATATGGTGGACGAAATCGGGCAGAATATGGCCCGGCTTCAATCGCTCATGGTGGACCCGGCGAGAGCCGCCACCACCTCCACGCGCGAGGCGTTCCGCAATCTCGCGGGCGATGTTTCCGGCGTGCTGGATCGGCTCTTTCCGCTCCAAGCGCAGCTCCGGAGCGTGCTCGCGGATATGGCCACGCTGGATGCGGCGCGTGCGGCTGGCCAGATTGACGCGAGCACCTATGACGCGGCACGCGACAAGCTCCAGCAAGAGAGGGGGGCGATTGATCGCGAGCTCCATCCCATCTCCGTGCTGGTGGCGGAGCAAATGGAGCCGCTCACCATTGCGCTCACCGATCTCTCCAGCATCATGGTGGAGCTCCCGCGCATCGCCACGGAGGCGGAGCTCGCGCTCCAAGACTTTGGCGAGCGCCTGGGGGATGGGATCATGGGCGCGCTCCGCGATGTGCTCTCCGGCCGTGGGAGCCTCAAGGATGTGGTGCGCGATCTCTTTTCGCGCTTCATGGAGGATGTGATCGTGAGCTCGCTCCGTTCGCTGGAAACATCCATCTTTGGTGAGGGTGGCCTTGGCGGCGCGCTTGGTGGCCTTCTCTCATCGGTGATCTCCGGCCGCGCGGTGGGCGGGCCGGTGGTGCCGGGCCGGGCTTACACCGTGGGCTCCGGTGAAATTTTCCAGCCTTCGCAATCCGGCCGCATCCTCTCGCGCAATGATGCCAT